CGCCTACCGGGCGCGGCGGGCCAAGGCCGAGCCGAACCTCCTTCCCGCGCCGGTCCCGTCATTCGCCGGCGCGGTGCCCGCCCCACTCACCCCCCTGGAGGGGGCGGGTTCCGTCGCGACCGATTCGCCTCTGGCGGTCGCGGCGGCTTCTTCTTCCCGCGCGCTGGCGCCCGTCGCCGCCCCCGATGACACTCTATATATAAAGGAGTGGCAACGGCGCTGCCTGCACGCCCGGCTGGCCCTGCTGCAAGACCTCGACCGGCGGATGCTGGCGCTCGGCGTCGGCCGCGCCATGGCCGAACTGATCGACGAAGCCCGCGCCGGTCGCCTGTCCCCAGAACTTCAGGCGCAAGTGCCCCTCGCCCTGGGCCGGGGCGATGCCGCTCTGTCCGTGCGGACCCTGACCCGGTGGTTTGCAGAGCGCGACAAGGGCTTGAGCCTGTTGGTCCCGCGCGCGCGCGAACGCGGCCCTCGGGTGCCGCCCTGGGCGCACGCCCTGCTCAAAGCCTGGCAACAGCCGCAAAAGCCCACCCTGACCTGGGCGCTGGCGCAACTGGTCGAACCCGGCGCGCTGCCCGACGGCGTCGAACCCCCCAGCAAAAGCGCCGCCCGCCGCTTCCTCGCCAAGCTGCACGCCGTCGACCGCCAGCGCGGCCGGATGGGCCCGCGCGAACTCAAGAACATCCGGCCCTACCGGCTCCGCGACGCCTCCGGCCTGTGGCCCGGCGAGATCTACACCATGGACGGCCACACCTTCGACGCCGAAGTCGCCCACCCCTTCCACGGCCAGCCGTTCCGCCCCGAAATCACCGCCTGCCTCGACGTGGCCACCCGCCGCCTGGTCGGCTGGTCGGTCGCCCTGGCCGAATCCGCCCTGGCCGTGCTCGACGCCCTGCGCCACGCGGTTCAGGTCGGCGGCATTCCCGCCATCCTCTACGTCGACAACGGCACCGGCTACGCCAACGCCCTGATGGAAGATCAGGCCGTCGGCTTCATGGCCCGGCTCGGCATCACCAAGCAACACTCCCTGCCCTACAACTCCCAGGCTCGCGGCGCCATCGAACGCGCCCACCGCACCATCTGGGTCAAGCTGGCCAAAACCCTGCCCACCTACATGGGCGATGACATGGACAAGGAAGCCCGCAACCGCGCCTACAAACTCACTCGCCAGGAGATCAAGGCCACCGGTTCCAGCCGCCTGCTGCCCGCCTGGGCCGAATTCGTGGCCGCCTGCGAGCGCGCCGCCGCCGATTACAACGCCCGTCCTCACGCCGCCAATCCCAAAATCAGCGACCCGCTTACCGGGAAAAAGCGCCACCTCTCCCCCGACGAACTGTGGGCCGACCTGATCCGGCAAAACCCGGAGTGTCTGGCGCCGGTGGCCGAGGCCGACCTGGCCGACCTGTTCCGCCCCTACAAGACCGCCAAGATCGTGCGCGGCTGGGTCCGCCTGTTCGGCAACCGCTATTTCCACGACGACCTGGCCGGCCATCACGCCGAAAGCGCCTTCGTCGGCTACGACATTCACGACGCCGGCCGGGTCTGGGTGCGCGACCGCAACCAGCGGCTGATCGCCGTCGCCCTCCTCAACGGCAACAGCGCCCCCTATTTCGGCACGTCCGCCGTCGAAGTCGCCGCCATCGGCCGCGCCAAGGCCCGCGCCCACCGGCTGGAACGGCGCCTGGACGAGGTTCATCTGGAACTGGCCGGCGGCCGGCCCGCCCTCGAAGGCCGCGTGGCCACCCCCGAGGAAGCCGCCGCCGCGCGCGAATACCTCGCCGCCCGCGCCGCCGAACCGCCCGCGCCCGCCGCGCCGGCGATGGCCCCCGAATCTTCCTCCGAACCCGCCCCGGTCGCCGGTCGGCCGCGCGTGTTCGAGTCCGACCTGGATCTGTGGCGCTGGGTGAACGATCGCCCCGACGACGCCACCGACCGGGACCGCGCCTACCTCGCCGACTGCCTGGAAGACGACGACTTCCGCCATCTGGTGGAGTGCGAGGCGCAAAAAAAAAGCCGCGCTAAAGCGGCGTGACGTTTCCCATCAACGACTGAAAGGAATGACATGACATGAAAAACCAATTCGCCACGACCAGCAACGTCGAGCGCTTCCTGGCCGCCATGGCCGCTCTCAAGCATCGCGGCGCCAGCGAAGCCAGTTGGATTCTGCTCACCGGCCTGCCCGGCCTGGGCAAGACCGAACTGGTGGAATGGTGGGCGCTGCGCCACGACGCCATCTATCTGCGCGCCAAGGCCGCCTGGACCCCGCGCTCCGCCATGATCGAACTGGCGGAAAAGCTGGGCATCGCCCCGGCCCGCACCAGCGTCGACCTGTTCGGCCAGATCCTGAGCGTGCTCGGCCGCACCCCCGCCCCGGTGGTGGTGGATGAAATCGAGCACTGCCTGCGCGATGCCAAGGTGCTGGAAATCTTCCGCGATCTGTCCGACCTGACCGAAATTCCGGTGGTCGTGGTCGGCATGGATGCCGTGCGGACTCAAATCCAGCGCTACGAGCAGATCAGCAGCCGCATTCATCAGGTGGTCGACATCCTGCCGGCCATCCCCGCCGACGTGCGCCTGATGGCGGAAACCCTGGTCGAGGTGCCCCTGGTCTGGGCGGACGACCTCATTCACAAGATCCACGTCGAAAGCGAAGGCCGCTATCGGCTGATCATGGACGCCCTGGCCGAAATCGAACGCCAGGCCAAACGCAACGGCTTGACGGCCGTTAACGCCGCCGATTTTCCGCAGAAATTAACGCACGACTGGCGGGTGCGGGCCATGCGTCGCCCCAGCAAGGCCGAAAAGATCGCCCCGACCGGCCCGGTCGTGGCCATCGCCCGCAACGGGGGGACGCCCGCGTGAACCTCCCCCGCGACGCTTTCCCCTGTCCCCACTGCGGCGAGTGGTTGTTGCCCCCGGTGTGCTGCTGCCATCGGACGCACGCCCTGAACGCCGCCTGCGCCGCCTGCGGCGCCATCTTTGTCATCGAGTTCGGCCGCGACCGGCGCACCCGGCGGGTGCCCGAACCCGAAGACGGCTGGCAGTGGCCCGAGGAAGCCACCACGCTGATGATGGCGCGGCCATGATCGGGCGGGCCGATCAGATTCTGGCCGAACTGGCCCGCGCTCCCAACGGCCGGACCGTGAGCGCCCTGAGCCTGCAACTGGACTGCCCCGCCGCCTATGTGATCGCGGCCTGTGCCGTGCTGCACCGGCGCAAGCTGATCAGCCGCATCGGCGACAGGTGCTATCGCCTGAGCGCCGCCGGCCGCGCGCTGCTGGCCGCGGGAAAATCGATCCGCCCCGGCTCTGCTCTCCGCCGCCGGCCCACCGTCCCCCCGCGAACTTTGCGGCATCGGGTGTGGCACGCCCTGGGCAATCGCCAAAAGGCCACCCTGGACGAGCTCCTCAGGGTGGCCTGCGCCGGCGACGAACGCGACCCCGAACGCAACATTCGCCGCTACCTGCGGCTGCTGGAACGGACCGGCTATCTGGTCAAAATGCGGGTCCCCTACCCCAATCCCAGCCAGTGGCTGGTGGTGAAATGGACCGGCCCCCAGGCGCCGGTCGCGCGCCAGAGCGGCACGGCGCTGTACGACCCGAACCTGCGGCAAACCCTGGAGGGGGCCGCGTCATGAGCACCATTACCCCCGCCGACCGTCGGGCGCGCGTCGCGTCATGGACTTGCGACCTTTGGAAAGTCCATTTGCCGCGCGAAACCGATGCGGCCTGGATTGCTCGATGGCTGGCCCGCGAGACGCGCCGCTCGGTCCGGCGTTGCATGCGCGAGCGCCTCGCGCAATTGGGCGTCGCCCCATGAGCGCCGTGGCGCCGCCGCCGGTTCCCGCCCGCGACTGGCGCGATCTGCTGCGCGCCGCCGTGGCGCGCGACACCATGACCGCCGTGGCCGACCGGATCGGCCTGTCGCGCACCACCATCAGCCTGCTGCTGGCCGGCAAATACCCCGCCAAATCGTTCGACGCCATCGAGCGCAAGGTGCGGGATGCCCTCGACGCCTGGCACTGCCCCTTTTTCGACGCCGAGCTGCTCGGCCACCACTGCCGCCGGTATCGCGAGCGGCCCATGCCCCGTTCCAGCGCCCGCGACCTGCGGCACTGGCGCACCTGTCAGATCTGTTCCCACAACCCCCATGCAAACAAAGGTGTCTCCTCATGAACGCTCCGCTTCCCAACCTTGACCCCACCCCCCGCCAACGGACCGAAATCGGCCCCGACGACCCCCTCCTGGAGGGCTTCGTCCGGCTGCGGGACTTCGGCGCGCCGGCCGCCGGTCGTCTCGGCTATGCCTGCCGCATGGGCTACCTGCCCGCCGTCAAGGTGCGGCGCAAGAACGGCGACCGCAACGGCCCGGTCTACGTCGATCGCCAGTCCGCCCTGCGCTACCTCAACCGGCGCCATCCCGACCTGGCCATTAACTTCCCCATCGATCGCCCATTCCCGCGCCAACAGGGCTTTCTGAATCGCATCAAGGCCTTTTTGGGGTATGGGTCATGAAAATGCCCGATTTTGACCACTTTTCCGATTATTGGGATCCGTGGTTCGACTGCGACCTTTTCGATGACGCCCTGGATGAAATCGAGGAGATCGAGCAAATTCCGGACGCCTGGATCGACGATGTCTTTGTCATGCGCGCCATGGAGCTGCTCCTCGACGGGTTCGGCTGTCTGGACGCGCCGCTATGAGCGACCCGATTCCCCTCTACCGCGGCCGGGCGCCCAGCGAGTTCGACGCTCCCCGCGACGTGAGCCTGGGCCGCATTTTCGCCGACGAAATTAACTGTCTGGACGGCGAATGCGACCCGACGTCGTTCGAAGTGCGGCTTACCGCCGACAACGAAATCCAGCTCGGCCCTTTCGTGCTGGCCGACCCCGATCAAGTCATCAACCTGCTCGGCTGCCTGATCGCCGGGCTGCGCATCCTCCGCATTCAATCGACTTAGGAGTGTTCCCATGCCCGAATCCACTCATTTTCCCAGCACGACCGACATTCACGTGCGGCTCACCCTGCCCGCCCAGGCCCCGGCGCTGGAAACCATCGACGCCATCCGCCGCTTCGCCGAACTGGTGAATGGCCGCTTCGAATACGTCTTCGTGCCCGAACTCGGCCACGGCCGGTTTGACATCCGCACGCTGGAGCTGCCGCCGCTGCCGCATCGCGCCGGCCGCCAGGGCTTGCCATCATGAAAAAACGCCTCCACTCACTCCGCGCCCCCATCGTCCGGGCCACCGTCCGCCCGCGATCCGAAAAGACCCCTTGCCCGCCGAGCGTCGTTCCGGGCACGGAGTTTCAGGAATGGAACGGCGCGCCCTGGCCGCTGGACGAGACCGACCTGCCCGACGCGCCGCCGCCGGCCGTCGAGCCTCTGGATGCGGACGCGCCGCGCTACATCGGCACCTTCCGCGCCCTGCTGCGAATGGGCGCGGACGTCGATCCGCTGGATCTGGAAGTGCGGGTTTCGCCGTTCGACGTCATCGAAGTGGGTCCGCTGGTACTGCCCGAGCCATACGCAAAAAAGCTGCATGACCTGCTGGTCATCGCCCTGGGCGCCATCCGGACGCGGACGGCGGGCGTCGCATGAAGATCGTTCTGGAATGCCTCGAACTGATCCTGGTGGTCGTCGCCGTGTTTCTGACGGTGGTCGTCGCACCGCTGTTCCTGTTCCATCTGCTGGGAGTCCTGTTGTCGTGAAAACGAAAGGGAAAAATATCGAGCGGTCGCGCCCCGCTCGCGCGATTCGGCCGGTGTTCGCCACCACCGAAACCATGGCCGAACGCGCCTGGCGTTACGGCGAATCGGCCTTTGTTTACCACCGTGTTGGCGGCGTGAGCTGGTTCGACGACGGGTCGTGCCTGACTCGCTGGGGCGTCGATACCGCGCGCGGCGCGCGCCACACCCTCGATGGCGTGTGGGCCCGGACCGGAATGGATTTGAATGTCTCCCACCCGGACGCGGTGGACTGGAGCGCCGCGTGATTCCCGGCGTCTGTCCGGGTTGCGGTCTGCGTGCCGACCTGGAGGTGTTCGCCGCCCAGGCCGGCGCCAACGCGGCCTTGCGCGCGGCGCTGGCGCTGCCGCCCGCCCTGGGCGAGCGCGTCATCCGATACCTGCGGCTGTTCAGCCCGCCGCAAAAAGTGCTGTCGCAGGCGAAAGCCGCCCGCCTGCTCGCGGAACTGGCGGCGGCGGTGGACTCCGCCCAGGTTTCCCGCCGCAACGTCGCCCATGCCGCCCCCCTGCCGCTGTGGACCGCCGCGCTGGATGCCGTGCTGGCCCAGCCGCCGGAACGGCTGCCGCTGGACGGCCACGGCTATCTGTTCGCCGTCGCCTGGAATCTGGCCGAAAAAGCCGCCGCCCGCCGCGAACAGCGGCAGGAGGATCAGTTGCGCCACGGCGACCGGCCGCCGGCCCAGCCCATGCCCCCAGACCCCATCGGGGCATGGGCGAGCGGGGAACGTGAGTCCCCTGTTTCCGAGGCCCCTGTTGCGGGAACCGGCGGGCTGACGCCCGCCGCTCGCCCGGATCGGGCGGACCTTCCAACGCGCCGGGAGGCCGGCATCCGCCACGCGCGGGAGCTGATGGGACTGATTCGTCCCTGGAAGAAGCCGCCCGCCATGGCCGATTCCGCCACCCCCACCCCAATCCCCACCCCAACCCCAACCTCAGAGGATTTCCCATGTTCGGACTGAAAAACAAATCCATTTCCCCGGCCCCCCAGACCGCCGAAACCCCGCCCCCGTTCCGCCCGCTCCCCGCCGGCACCATCGAAAACGACGGCCTGATGGTTTCGGCCAGCCCCGACCTGGTAGCGCTGGCCGTCGACGGGTGGATCCTCAAACAAAAGATCGACGCCCTGCAAAAGGAACTGAAGGCGATCACGACCCAGTTGGAGAACAGCCTGGGCGCCGGCGCGGCGCTGGTCGCCGACGGCGTGTGCCGGGTCACCATCGCCGAACGCACCCTGTTCGCCCTGAACGACCCCGACAAGGCCCGCGAGCTGCTCGGCGGCCGCTTCGACGACTTGGTGCAAACGGCCGTGGAATACACCCTCACGGACAAGCTGAAGAAGATCGTCCGCGACGGCGATCATGCCCTCAGCGCCGGGTTGCGCGAGTGCGTCGGCGTCAAAACCTCCGTCTCGGTGACCTTCCGCGCGGCGGCCTGAGACTTCATTCCCCCTCGCTTTTTACGGGGCGAGGGGGCTTTCACCGCAGGAACTTAAAAAATGACCCTTTTCCCTTTCTTCCATCGTTATCCCCCCGCGCCGCCGCCGGTTCACACGGTGTGCCCGCACTGCAAGCGGAAAGTGCACCGCTATGTCTTCACCGCTCAAGAGGTGGTGATTGCCACCCATCACTGCGCCGAACACGGCGACGTCATCGCCATCCCCAGCGCCGTGTGCAACCCGGAGGTCGCGGCATGAATCCCATGAACCAGAGAGAACGGGAACGCGCCGCCGCCCGCGTCCACGCCGACCGGCTGCGCCGATGGATTCTGGCGTACCTCGGCCAGCATGGCCCGACCGAATGCGTCCAGATCGCGCGGGACCTGGGGGAGGAATGGCGCCGGCTGGTCCGAATCGGCGCGCTGCTGCTGCAGCGGGGGATGATCTTCAGCTACCCAAAAAATCCCCCTCTGGACGAAACCCGGGTCTGGTCGCTCCAGCCCCCGCCGCCGTCCGCGCCGAAAAAGACCACATACAAAAAACCCGCCGTGTCCATCGGCCTCGATCCGGAGAATCTGGCATGGATGCAGTACTGGAGCGCGCGCCGCGCCGCGCGACAAATTTGCCAGGTCCGGGAGCGCACGCCATGAAATGGGAGTGGTGCGTCATTGCGTTGTTGGTGGCGTTGGTGGCGGGCAACGCGGTCATGACCTGGGCGTTGTGGCCGGACCGCTGTCCGGTCGGGGCGCCCAAGTACCGCCTGCGGGATTTCCCGCAGGTGCCGCCATCCCAGCCGGTCAATCTCTACGGCCACGAGGCGAAACGGTGGGCGTTTCGCTGCGTGTCGCCCGAGGCCAAGGATTGCGACCGCGCCGCCATCGCCATCCCCGAACCCGGCACCCTGCTGCTGGCGATCGCCGGGCTGATCCCGCTGCTGGGATGGCGCCCCTAAGAGGCGTTTTTGTACAGTCTCTAACGGTAAGGAGGAGTCCATGACCGCCCGCCTGACCCCGCGCCGCGCCAATCTGGCGAAGATTCATCTGGCTAAGAAAACCCTGTGTCTGGATGACGAAACCTATCGCCAGGTGCTGCAGCGGGTCTGCGGGCGGGATAGCGCCAGGGAGATCGACGATGCCGGGCACTTGAAGCTGCTGGCCGAATTCCGCCGGCTGGGCTGGAAGCCGACGGCCCGGCCTACCCGGCGCCCCGGCATGAAAACCCCGCAGCAGCGCAAGCTCCGCCTGCTCTGGCTGCGGCTGATCGAGGCCGGCGCGGTGCGCAGCGTGGAGGAGTCCGCCCTGCTCCACTTCGTCAAAAATCGCACCGGGGTGGAGCGGCTGGAATGGCTGACCGTCGAACAGGCAAGCGCGCTCATCGAAATCCTGAAAAACTGGGCTCGGCGGGTCGGGGCCGATGTGACGTGATGCCTCGGCGCGGGGTTTTTGCGGCATAAAAATATCAAATGGTTATAATCAATACAGATTGATAGACTTTAATGGCCTATTAAAAGGAGATACCCCGGTGCATAAGCTCCCCGCCCCGAGCAACGCGGCCCTGGCGCTGCTGCACGAATTCGAGCAAGGCCCGGCCGGCGGATTCGCCGCCGAACCCTACGTCTGTCCGGCCGGCAAGACGACGGTCGGCTGGGGCCACGTGGTGCGCGCCGACGACAAGCTGATCTATCCGCTGAGCGCCGAGCGCGCCGACGACCTCCTGCGCCGCGATCTGGAACGGTTCACCGCCCTGCTGGCCAGCGCGATCCGGGTTCCGCTCCAGCAGTGCATGTTTGATGCGTTGCTGTGCTTCGTCTTCAACATCGGTTTTGGCGCCTTCTCCGACAGCACCCTGCTGCGCAAGCTGAACCAGGGCGACTATGCCGGCGCGGCCGACGAGCTGCTCCGCTGGAACAAGGCGCGCGATCCGAAAACCGGCGCGCGCATCGAACTGGCCGGACTGACCCGCCGCCGCGCCGCCGAACGCGATCTCTTCCTGCGCGATGGAGTTCCCGCATGATGTCATTCCTGTGGTTTGTCGCCGGTTTGACCGCCGGCATCGGCGGCGTGCTCGGCCTGGTGTTCTGGCTCGATCGCGCGGCGGACCAGATGGAGCGAGACGAGCATGGACCTGACGGGGCTCGGTAGCCTGTTCGATTTCGGTTCCGAGATCCTCAAGCGGGTCTGGCCCGACGCCAGCGAGGCGGAAAAAGCCAAGCTGACGATGTTCCTGGCGCAACTGGACGCGGAAGCCAAGGCCCAGCAGGCGCAAATCGCCGTCAACGAAGCCGAAGCCGCCAATCCGAGCCTGTTCGTGGCCGGCTGGCGGCCCGCCGTCGGCTGGATCTGCGTCGTGGCCATGGGCTACCAGTACATTGTCTATCCGCTCCTGCTGTGGGCGGTCGCGTTCTGGCCGGCCCTCGTCGCCCCCAAGCCGGTGCTGTCCGACGTGCTGTACGAACTGCTGTTCGGCATGTTGGGGCTGGCGGGCATGCGGACCTGGGAAAAGGTGAAAGGAGTGGCGCGCCGATGAGCGCGAGACGCGAGATGGGCGCCTGGATGATCTACTACTGCCGGTTCTGCGAGCGGTTGCGCGATATCCTCTACGACGCGCCCTGGTCCTCGTTCGATCTGATCTGCGGATCCATCGTGTTCTGGCTGGGGGGCTATTTCCTGGTCAGTCCCGGACTGTTCGCCCATTACGGCGTGTACCAGGTCCTGGCGCGATTCGGCGACGAATGGGTCTGGGGGCTCATGTGCGTGGTCTTCGGCGCCTTCGATCTCGTAGTGCTGCTGTGGAGCAGAAAACTGGCGTTCGGCACGCGCTTGCTGGCCCGCATGGGCATCGCTTTCTGCCTGACCTCGCTGGCATTCAACAATCTGGGCAACACGCCGCCGCCCGCGTCGGCCATCACCTATTCCGTCCTGGCGCTGGCGGCCAACTGGAGCGTGTTACGGACGCGGTCCGATGGACGATAACCTGGGGAAATGGGCGGAGATCGCGCGGTGGGTGGTCTCGAATCCGGAAAAATTCGCGCTGTTTCTCGTCATTCTGGCGGGAGCCTGGCGCTGGATCCGCGAACTGTTGCACGGCGATAAAATGGACGCCGACCGGGAGACACTGATGGATACGTTGATTCGCGAGAACAAGGATCTGCGCTCCGAGCTGCGCGACGAGCGCAAGCGGAATCGCCGCTCGGGCGCGGACGAAAACAGCGGACGCCCCCTATGATCCCGTTCAGCGGATTGCCCAAGCCCCGCGAACCGGGCACCAAACACACCCGCACCTCCAAATATCCGCAGGAGACCCGACTGCTGGCCCGTTCGTTGTACGTGAACCAGCGGCTGAGCATCGAGCAGATTGCCGCCCGGCTGCAGGTCGTTCGGGCCACGGTGCAGAACTGGCGGGCCAAGGCGCTGCGCGAAGGCGACGACTGGGACGCGACCCGAACCGCCACCCTGCTCGGCGAGAAGGGCTATGCCTACGCCATCAGCCAGGCGGTGGAGGACTACCTCATGGCGCATACCAGCACGTTAAAGGCGCTGCGCGAGGACCCCACTTTAACGGCCGAACGGCGGGCCAAAATCCTGTCGCAACTGGCGTTCGCCATGGACAAGGTGCGCCGCTCCGCCATCGTGCTCAACCCCGAACTGAACAAGCTGTCGGTGGCCATCGACCTGCTGGCGCGGCTGGTGGAGTTCGTGCAGGAGCGCTATCCACAGCGCGCCCCGGATCTGCTGGAAGTGTTGGAACCGTTCGGCCACGAGATGGCGAAACATTATGGCTAGGCTCGGCGTCAAGGCCTTCCAGGGCGAGCTGCAAGCCCTGGCGGGCGCGCTGCGCCGCCAGATTGAAACCGATTGCCAGGCGTTCCCGCTCGATTCCGCCGCCATCGTCGAGCGCCGGGCGCGGGCGCGGGCCGCCGACGGCTTCCGCTTTTTCTGTCAGACCTATTTCCCCCACTACCTGAGCGCCCCGCCGGCGCTGCTGCATGAGTTCCTGTTCGAGGCGCTGCCCGCCCTGGTCGCCGACCCGCGGGGCCGCCATCTGGCGCTGGCCGCGCCGCGCGGCGAGGCCAAAAGCACGCTGGCCGCCCTGCTGTTTCCGCTGTGGGCGGTGCTCACCGGGCGCAAGCGCTACGTGGTGCTGGTAATGGACGCCCTCGATCAGGCGTTGCCGGCGCTGGAAGCGATCAAGGCCGAGCTGGACAGCAACCCCCGGCTGAAAATGGACTTTCCCGACGAAACCGGCGAGGGGCGCATCTGGCAGGCGCGGGTGATCCTGACCGCGAAGGACGCCAAAATCGAAGTGTTCGGCAGCGGCAAGCGGATGCGCGGCTTGCGTCACGGCCCGCACCGGCCCGACTTGGTGCTGCTGGACGACATTGAGAACGATGACAACGTGCGCAACCCGACCCAGCGCGACAAGCTGGAGAACTGGTTGAAAAAAACCGTGTTGCCGCTGGGCGCGGCCGACGGCTCGCTCGACGTGTTCTACATCGGCACCGTGCTGCACTACGATTCGGTGCTGGCCCGCACCCTGAAGAATCCGCTGTGGGAAACCCACACCTTCCGCGCCGTGCTCGACTGGCCGGATCGGATGGACCTGTGGGAGCGCTGGGAGGAAACCCTGCGCAATCAGGGCGAGGAAGCGGCCGACGCCTATTATGCCCGGCTGCGGGCGCTGATGGATCGCGGCGCCCGGGTGAGCTGGCCGGCGCAGCGGCCGCTGCTGGCGCTGATGAAGACCCGCGCCCGCGACGGCCATGCCACGTTCGACGCCGAGCTGCAAAACGACCCGATCAACGCCACCGAGGCGCTGTTCCAGCGGCTGACCTTCTGGGTCGAACCCGATTCCGCCTGGATTTTCTTCGGCGCTTGCGACCCTTCGCTGGGCAAGCACGGCGCCGGCCGCGATCCCAGCGCCCTCCTGGTCGGCGGGCTGAATCGGGCCACCGGCGTGCTGTCGGTGGTCGAGGCCAACATCCGCCGCCGCCTGCCGGACGCCATCATCGAGGAGATCATCGCCCTGCAGGCGCGCTACCACTGCGTCGCCTGGGCGATCGAGGCGGTACAGTTCCAGGAGTTTTTCCGCACCGAACTGGTCAAGCGCTCGGCCGCGCGCGGCTGTCCGGTGCCGGCCTGGCCGGTGGTCCCGCACGCCGACAAAACCCTGCGGATCGAGACGTTGCAACCGCACGTCGCCAACGGCCTGATCCAGTTTCACGCCGGCCACCTCACGCTGCTGGAGCAGTTGCGCCACTACCCGGCCGCCGATCACGACGACGGCCCCGACGCCCTGCACATGCTGTGGGAGCTGGCGGCCGGCCACGTCGCCGGCCAGCGCCGGTTCAGCTTCAAACTGAAAAATCTGTGACCCCGGACCAGGCCAGCGAGCATATCGACCAGCTCGCGCGCCGCGCCTACGAGGATCTGCTGCGGCGGATTCGAGCCGGCGAGACGCCCCGGGAAGCCGCCGCCGCCGCGCTGGCCGCGTTCCGGGGACCGTACTACCAGCAAATCGCGGATGCCCTGAATGCGATCCTGAACGCCAGCCTCGGCCCGGCCGACATCAAGGCGTGGCCGGTGGGGAGGGTGAAGCTGTCCCAAGCCCTGTACGCCCACCATCGGGCGATTGCCGCCGCCACCGCCGCCACGGTCGACGCCCACCTGCAAGGACTGCATTCCGCCCGCGAGCTGGCCAAGACCCTGTACGAGCGCTATGACGTCAAGCCCGACACCCTCCAGGTGATCGCCCGACTCCCCAAGTATTTACGGGGGGAGTTCGACCGGGCCCGGGCGGCGAAGCTCAAGACCCCGGCCTTGCGGGCGGCGTACCTGCAAGCCATCCAGGCCGCCGAGGCCGGCGCCGGCCAGGCCGCGCGGGAGAAGGTGTTGACGGTGGCGTTTTACGAGCGCAACCGCTACCTGGCCAACCGCATCGCCCGCACCGAAATCGCCCGCGCCCAGAACGCCCAGCTCGCGCGGGAGCTGCTGGCGGACGACCGAATCGGCTTCGTGCAAATCCGGCTGTCGTCCAAACACCCGAGGCCGGACATCTGCGACCTGCACGCCAAGCTGGACGCCTACGGGTTGGGACCGGGCGTCTATCCCAAGGCGGACGCGCCGCTCCCGCCGTTTCACCCGCACTGCTACTGTTTGCAGCGCCCCATTCTCTCCATCCCCCCCGGTCAGAAGGTCGAGGCCAAGCCGAACGCGGCGCGGGCGTTCCTCCAGTCCCTGCCCGCCGCCGAGGCCCGGCAAGTCATGGGCGGCCGGGAACGGCTGCGGCGGGTGCTGGACGACGGGGACCGCGTCGAGGCCGTGGTCAACACGAACGTGGACCCGCTGTATCATGCCCGGCGGATGGGGGAGGTGTTGGAGCAGGCGGGGCCGGTGGTTCCGATTCGGGAGCGCGCAAGTAAGGCCCCGGTTGCGGCTATGCTTTCCGTCATGCCAAAATCGAACGCCTCATCTCCGCCGGAATCTAATGCTTTGGAAGTCGCCAAGGCGAGCGAGCGCCATCGGGGAACCTACGAGCGGTTCAAATCAGCGCGCATCCCGGAAATCGAAAAATCTATTCGCAGCCTGACTCGGCGGATCGACGAGCATGAAGACAAAATTAAAAATCCCACTCGGTATGTCGATGCC